CTCTTTCCGATAAAGTGACCCGATCAATCTTGGAGTGAGATTGGGCAGGGCGGGGGGTTAATGTGATGGCGAGGAGCTGAGCATCGCCCACCTTCTCTCCTCCATCGCGGGTGAATATCTCGCCGTGTAGATACTCAGGGGAGCTCCACAGAACACCGCCAGCATCTTGAACGACTTTAAGCCCGCGCTCGTTATAAGCGGGGACTGCATAAAGGCCATCTTCGCGGAGCTCTAGATCAACGATCATCCCAAGAGCGTTCCCGCTCTCAGGAGGTGCGGGCGTCCCGCCGTTGAATGGGCTTGTCGCGTGTTGCCAGTCAATGATGACAGGGTCAGCATCACGGCGCTCACGATAGACCCTCACCATCTCCTTGAGGAGCTCCTCAGAGACAGGGGAGCCAATCGCCTCACCGCTCATCCGTGATGAGACTTGACCAAGGGCCAAGGTCTTGAAGGGCTTCCCAATGGTGAGTCCCTCTGGCACCTCATAAGATGGGCGCTCGCTGAGCTGAACCGCCTCGCCATAGGAGCGGAGCGTAGCCTTCTTGTCTGCTGCGTTCATTTGATCAACCACCTTTCGAGCCCATGTGAAGCCAGCGTCACCGCCCCATCCATCCCACGCCTGGCGGCCCTTGCCATAGCTCTCCCAAGTCGAGCCCTGCTTATCCACCTCATGACGGGTGAAGTAGGCGAGCATTCTCCGCACAGTCTTAGGGGAGAGGGTCACGCCGTTGATGAGGTCACGAGCGCGGGCGATCCCCACGGGGGTCATCCCACGCTGGCTCTGTGGCTTCTGAGCCCTTCGCCTCAAAGCGCGCTCCGCAGCCTTGCGAGCTCCTTGAGGTGGCTTGAAGTCAATATGGCTGTATTTCTTAGGAGCGAGGAGCGCCGCCTCACTCTTGGCCTCAGTCTTTTGAGGGTGGCCATTGGGGAGCAGATCGAGGTCAGTATTATATGACTCTTTGCGCTCACCTGTTCCCACTAGCTTGAGGAAGGCTTTGACGCGAGCATAGGCCCATTGGTTGCGTGTCATCCCTGGGCGGTGACTCACAGAGAAGGCTCCCGCGCCACGCCTAAAGACAGCTTTGAGCGAGCCTAGATCAACCTTCTTCGACTTGGCTTTATAGCGGTCATTATGCTTGTCAACCATAGCCTGGAGGCCACGCTCAACGCTCTCGCTGATCTCGATCCCGCCACGCTTCCCACTAGCTGAGCCCTTGGGGTTGGTCTTGGAGCCTTTGATCTGATCACGCTTTGGCGCGGGGGTCTGTGCCTTAGTCCTAGCCATCTTGACGCCTCCGCCTCATGGCAGCCTCAGCGAGCGCAGCCACACCGCCTCCACCACTAGCGGCGCTGACGGTTCTCTCTAGCGCTGATCGTTGTGCCTCCTCTGGAAGATCGCCAGCACCTAGACGCTCCCTGATGGCGCGCTCTAGCTCGTTGTCTGGAGTAAGGAGCCCCGCTGTGACGAGCTGCGGAAGCATAGCGAGCGATTCCGCTAAATCGTCCGTGTCTAAGCCAGTATGAACGAGGCGGGGGAGGTGACTTGGATCTATTGGGCCGTAATTCCATCGAATCAATCTCCCTATGGTTCCCCCACCGCGACGATCAACCCCGCTAACAGCAGAGGCCACAATGTCGCACAGATTAATGGCAGCTCTACGGAATACACTTAGATGAACCTCACCGACTGAGCGCGCCCCCGTGTCAGTTATGCCAAGGTTGGCGAACTGAGCCAGGAAGGCTTGGCTGATTTGGTTGTCACACTCGCGGATAATATCAAGCGGGCCTTGAGCGTATAGGTTGGGGGTCGCGGCGTATTGATCGAAGCTCACCACAGGGTTGTCAATGAGGTAGCTCTGCTCAGCGCTGAGGAAGGCTTGAGCCTGTGCCTCAGCATCATCAATCATCGCGTTAATGTCTGAATCAGTGAGCCCCTGCATCTCAGCCACGGAGCGGTCAACCTTAACGCGAGGCGTGGGGACAGCCCAACGGTCAACGCCAACGCACATGAGGTTGCTAACCTTCTGTTTGGTACGCCACCACCACCAAACAGGCCGCAGCATCCCGCTCCCCTCAAAGTTGGAGCCTGTGCGGTTGAGGGTGAGGAGGAGGAGCTTGTTGGATGGGATGGGCTCTGGAACCTTGCCCACGCCCACCACATGCTGAAGCACTCCATCAAGCTGCTGATTATCACGGCTCAGCCAACGGAGATGAGCGCTTGGCTCGCGGTCGGCGTACTGCTCAAGCCAAACCTTGATATTGCCCTCAGCGTCAGGGCCTACCTTGTAGACCTCCTCAGCGTAGCGATAGCCAAGCGGGACGAACTCAAGGAGATAACTGAGCTGCTCCTCCCATGACTGGCTCATCTGTCCAGCGTAGCCGTCAAGGCCCCAAGCCTCATTGGCGAAGCGGGCGAGCTCCTCACAGATAGGGTTCCCATCCATCGCGCTCTCCCATCGCCAAGTAGCGCTGAGGAGGGTCTGACGGAGCATGTGCCAAGAGCGCCTCACCACGGGGTCAGTCCTGAGCATATCCTCAGCTTCGCGAACCCAATTGAGCCCTGTGAGCTGAGCGTTGCGCTCATAGCCCGTGATCATCCCGCCGCTGAGCTGCGTTCCTGTGATCCCCCTCACAGAGAAACGAGGATGCAGCGCCCTCATGTGACGGGGCGCCTCATCTGTGTCAGCTTGATAATCGAGCTTTCTCATGAGCCCTCTGATGAGCGGGGGGTTAGTCCTCCATCAGTCGTTAGGCTAGTCCATCAAGTCAGTCTTAGTGTCATTATAACATAGCCACTTGTCAAGGCTAGTATTCGGCCACTCACCGCGAGGCTTGAGGGCGCTGAGGTCGAGGTCAGCTTGGGAGGTGCAGACCGTGAGCGTCCCCCTGTAGCGGTGAGGCTCGCCGCGCTTCACATAGGAGAGACAGGTCAAACAGTATTGATAATCCTTGAACGCCATGCTATCTCACAAGCCTTCCCTGGCGAGGGAAGCATTGGCCTTCATGGTGAACTCCATGAGGGCCTTTCTTTTAAATAGGAACTGACTTCCTATTTGTCCTCATACTTGGCGAGCTCCCAAGTGAGATACCAAAGCGCCTTCTGTAAATCCTCGCGAGCGTTGTGCTTATGACCTGCGCGGGCGATGTACTTGACGCAATTCCCCAAGGCAAAGCCAAGGCCCCAAGCCTCAATGGCGTCAATGACCTCCACGCCGCTCTCCTTATGGTAGTGGTTGGGGTGATCCACGTTGGAGATGGCTGGCTCATCAGCGGTGAGGTCAACACGGTCTAGCATTGGGTGCTTAGTCATCCTTAGCATCCATCCTCGCCTCAAGCTTGAGGAGCTCGCGGTCAAGCTCCTCGATCCGTTTGATAATCTCGCTCTGCTCCTCCCGCTCCAAGTCAAAGCGGCGGTTCATGAACTTCCACATCATGTAGAGGAGGCCCACGGTGACAACCGCCACCAAGTTGTTGGGGTCGAGCACCTTATCAGCAAGGCCAGGGGTGAGGGTGGGATCAGCCATCAGAAGCTCCTTGAGTTGGTGGAGATGCCAGCGCGCTTGTCGCGGTTGGGTCTGCGTCTTGGAGTATATGAGGAGCGGGCCACCTCGTCAGCCCAATAATGAAAGATGCAGTCATATCGCAGAGCATCAAGCGGGTCTTCACGCCCATCCTTCTTTGGCTGCTCTTTGGTGTCCCAAGCGTAGCTCATGATCGCCTTCCTCAAGCTGTTCCCAATGGCGCGCTCGCCCTTGTCCCAGACCTCCTTGGTGATGAGGTAGCGGTCGCGAGCAAAGGCCCGCTTGAGGCGCTGGACGCCGTTGAGTATGTCCACCCTCACAGGGTCGGTGGTACTCCTGAGTGGGAGGCCAAGCCCGCCTTGCTCAACGCCCTTCCCCATCTCGCGGAAGGCTGAGCGCCCCGTGTGGTCAGAGCGGGCCTTCCCCGCCTTGTCTGCCACGCCTGTATCAAGCCATATCCGCTGACCTGGCGCTTGAGCTTTGTGAGCGCGGGGCCAAGCCACCCTCAAGATCATCTCTGAGAGCTCCGCGATGGTGACCTCCTGTGGGTTGATCTCATGGACGATCACGGACGCCTCACGCTCCTCATCATAGGCGATGATCAAGACTGAGGGCTTGCGGAAGCCCCAATCTATAGCGATTCGCCCCGTCATCTCAGGGCGATATTGGAAGTCATCAATAACGTGGCGCTCGAGGTCGAACTCTTGATAGACCAAGCCGCTTGGAGGCTTTGGCTTATTCATCACCATGGCCTCACGCTCATCTTCAGGGAGGAGCTTGGTGGCCTCGAACCATTCTGAGCTGAGGTTGTCTTGGTTGACGTATGAGGTGAACAGCAGCGGATGGAGCCCCGCAGCCTCAGCCATTTGACACCACCAAGCGTCAGCCACAGGGAGCCCAACTAGGATGAGCGTTGGAGTGGGGCCAGACCTCAAGCGGCCTAGCGCTTTGTGAGCCACCTCTGCCCCAAGCGTTTGACACTCGTCAATGAGCGCCACGCCTGAGGTGACGTTGATTCCCTCAAGGGGGTTGTGGCTCGCGTCTCTCGTCCCCGGGCGATAGTAGGAGCGACAGAGGACAGATGAGCCCGTGTGGGTGTCAGTCCATTTGTGCAGCGTGTGGTTATACACCCAACCGCGAGGCGCTAGCCACTTCTCAATCTCAGGCATAAGAACGGAGTTATAGCGCGGGGTGGTGTCGGTGATGAGGAGGGAGGTTGTCCCTGGCCTCACCTTGGCGATGAACCACAGCGCGAAGATGAGGGAGCTCGTCTTACCACTACCCCAACCGCAGCGCGCCGCGATGATCTTCTGACGCCGCCTCAGCCCGCCAATGATCTCACGCTGGAGATCGTTGAGGATGAGCTCTCTTGGTTCTTCCTCACTCACCGCTGACCTCCTTGAGATAAGCCTTGAGCGCTGCCTCATCTATGCTCAAGCGGTGGGAGCGCTTCCCCTTGCGATAGCCTTTGACCACTCCCTCATCAATCATCTTCATGGCCCAATGTTGAAGGCTGTACTCCGTGGCGTCCTCTGTGGAGCGCTCCCTCATGTACGTCCTCAAACTGAGGAGCTCGTCAGGCCAATCAAGGATGCAGAGCAAAGCCAGCCGACAATTCTCATGGAGCGGGGCCTTACTGATGAGCGCCTCAAGGTCATGGGTCACAGACTGAGGAGGAGGAGCTGCTGAGGTTGAGCGAGGGAGGCTCTTGACCTCGAAGAACCGAGCGGGCTCCTTAAAGTCACAGACCGCCCTATCAAAATCGCTGAGGCTGTTGAAGCGCGCTCGACCCATTGGGGAGTCTCTCCCCACGTCACGACCCCACACCAAGACCAAATCAAAGGGCGTGTTGAAGTTGATCGCCGCCGCTTGGAAGGGGACGCGATAGAGGCCAATCACCACGAGCCACAGCGCATCACTCCTGTGGGCGATGGTCTGGAGCTTGGTGAGCTGTGAGCTCATGTGGTCGAGCACGTCATCAGCGATCATCCAAGCGGTGCGCTCATCCCTCATCTTGATGTGGCGTGTCTTGATCTCAACTGCTGCCACCGCCTCACCTTCGCGGTGTTGGAGCACTAGGTCGCAATACTCTCCAGGGTCAGGCCATGATGGACGCCCCGCCTCAAGCGGGTGATCGGCCAAGCGATAATTGGCCCAGTCTGCGCTCTCGATGATCGAGGTGAATAAACCTTGAAAGCGCTGATGGATGCGAACCACGGCGGCCTCCATTTGGGCCTTTGTCCAAGTGGCGGAGAGCGCGGGGCGGTTGATCTCAAGCTTGGCGTATGTCATAAAGGCTCCCTGCCTGTTTGAGTTGTCCTCTCTTGGCTAGTGTCGTGGCTAGTCAAGAGGGGGCGGTTCATCGTTCTTCGTCAGTCTTGTCCTCAAGAAGCATATCGTTTGTCTGCTCGAACATGGCCACCACCTCTTGGACGCCGTCATTGGTCTTGGTGGTGATCTCAACCTCTTTCCTGTCACCATAGCGGTCAGGGCGAAGCTTGGAGAGCAGCCACATGAGCGCCTTGGTGTCATCCTTCCGCTGGATCGCGCCACGGAGCTCTGCGAGGACGTGACCCTCAGCCATGAACTGAGCGTCCTCAACCTCCTCCGCAAAGTCTGGGTATTCGCTCAGCCACTTGTAAAGCGTGGGGCGGTTGAGGTGGGCGCCAATACAGGCCGCCTCCTTGCTGTAGCCTTGAGCCAGGTAGGTGAGGAGCTTATGGGTTTTCTCCTCATATTTGCGGGAATATGGGCCATGTTTAGGGGTCGCGCGCGCGCGCCCACCCGCGCCTACGTTTGTCTCTTGTGACTTATCATTAGAGTCAACGATGAGAGCCTCACGCGCCGCCATATCTTTGAGCGCTTCAAGGTCTTGTTTAGACTTCTTCTTCTTGCTCATACTTTGCCTTCATCTTGTATCTCATACGCTTCCACGCGCTGTGGAGGGTGTTTTGATTCCACCCTTGCTCACGCGCCACAGCATTGATCTGACCACCCGCCATGATGGCAGCAAATGGAGCCCTGTGAGAAGGCCGCTCAACAGATTCGAGCACATCAGCCGCTATCGCGTTCATGTCAATGAGCTCGTCCCAGCGCTCAGGGCTGTCATCACTTTCAAAGCCCCACTCCTCACGGTGGTTAAACCATCCATTAACGATCCGCTTATTGTTGCGGATATGATTGAGCCCTCTCATTCGCGTGAGCTTGCGAATTGCCCCGCCCATCTCCTTCTCCATATCGAGGAGGCGGGGGCCATTCTCCAAGAGATAAACCGTGACCTCAGAGAATACGTCCTCAGCATCATGAGGCTCTAGTCGCAGCTTAAACATAAGCATTCCGATCATCGCGGAGCGCATCTCATTGAGGCGGGCGCCAATGATCTCTTGATCTGTCAATTCATTCGTCATGCTGTTCCATTCGTTGGGGAGCTCCGCGAGGAGCT